TTATTATTTATTAACTACGAGAGGTTTACACAATGCAAGATACAATTACATTACAAGAAGCAGAAACACTAATAGCAACAATAGGCAAAGATGTAACAGTTCACATTAAAGGGCAACCTGGAATTGGAAAGTCTTCACTGCTTAATACTTTATCAGCAAAGTTCCCCACACACATACCTGTATATATTGACTGTGCTGACTTAGACTTGGGTGATTTAGCAATGCCTGCCATGAACCACGAAACAAAGACCACTGCATTTTATCCCAATGAAAGATTTAGCTTACATCATGGCAAGCCTGTAATCATAATGCTAGATGAGATTACCAAAGCTAACGAACCTGTAAAGAATATGTTGTTACCTGTAATGCTAGAGAGAAGATTGGGTGCAGTAAAATTTCACCCTGACTCAATAGTGTACTCGACAGGTAATCTAACTACAGATGCAGTAGGCGACAGTATGAAAGCACACGCTAAGAACAGACTGACTAATGTAGAGGTACGAAATCCTAATGACGAAGAGTGGGTTGAATGGGGTATGGGCAATGACATAGCACCTGAGGTGTTAGCATGGGTAAAACAATTCCCTCATTGCCTTGCATCATACAAAGATGACTCTCAAAAAGAGAACATGTATATATACGACCCACGAAAACAACAGGAAGCTTTTGTTTCACCGAGGTCGTTAGCTAAAGCATCGTTCATTGTAAAGCAAAGAGAGATACTTGGCATACCCACTACACTATCTGCACTCACAGGAACTATTGGGGAAGCCGCATCTAGAGATATGTCTGCATATTTTAGTTTGGCCGATGGACTACCGACTAAAGAAGCTATATACAAAAAACCCAACGAAGCTGTGGTTCCAACAGACCCTGCAGCTAAAGTAATTCTTATTATGAGAGAGTTGATGACTATCAAGAAAGAAAACTTTGATAGTTGGATGACTTATTTACAGAGATTACCTATGGAGATACAGGCTTTGTTTGCACTAAACATCATGGCTTCAGAAAGAAAACAGATAGCCGCAACTAATAAAACTTTTACAGATTGGGCAATCAAGCACAATCAATTCTTTTAGGAGACAAGTATGACAACGAAGTTAACAAATCCTAGAGATAGGATTACCAAAGCACATATTGCTATCATGCGAAGTCCTGAGTTCTGTATGTTCTCAGGAGTTCTTTCCATAGGTAAGCTAGAGATGACTGATAAACTTCCAACCGCAGGTACTAATGGTAGAGATGTATTTTACAACCCTGAGTTTGTTAATACTCTTTCAACAAAAGAGTTAAACTTCTTAGTGCTTCATGAAGCTATACACAAAGTGTTTCAACACATGACTATGTGGAAGTCTTTGTTCAAAGAGAATGCACAGCTAACAAACATGTCGGCTGACTATGTAGTTAACAGTTCTATTATAGAAGCCGATCCTCATGGAAAACTTACTCATATGCCACCTGATGGCTTGTATGATAAAAAATATGATGGCATGACAACAAAGCAAATATATAACATTCTCAAACAAAACCCTCCTCCTGACAATCAGTTTGACGAGCATGTGTGGGAGGGCGCTGAAGCAATGTCCAAAGAAGATGCTAAGACAAACAGTCAACAGATAGACCAAGCTTTAAGACAAGGTGAAGTTCTGCGAGGTAAGATGCAGGGCAACAAAAACCGAACCATTAGTAAATTGCTTGAGCCTGTTGTAGATTGGAGAGAACAGATGCGAGAGTTCATAAACTCTACATGTGCTAACAAAGATGTATCTACTTGGAAACGACCCCACAGAAGATTCATAGGGCAAGACATATATATGCCTTCTCTGATAGGCGAAAGTATAGGGAGTATTGTTGTAGGTATTGATACCTCAGGCTCTATATCTGACAAAGATATATGCCGAGCCTTAACCGAGTTGGTATCTATATGCAAAGATGTTGTGCCAAAAAGTATAGAACTTCTGTATTGGGGTTCAACTGTTGTATCTCATGAGACTTACGAGCATGACTATGACGCCATACTTACTTCTACTAAACCTGTTGGGGGTGGAGGCACATGTGTTTCTTCGGTTAAAGATTATATAGCCGAGAAACGATTAGAGCCTGAGGTAATAGTAATTATTACCGATGGATATGTAGAGTCCAACTGGGGGGGTTCGTGGCAACACCCTCTCCTATGGGCAGTGACTACAAATGCAGTAGCACCAAATGGTAAAACTATAACTATAAAGGAGAAATAAAATGTCATTAAATGTACCCGATCGTCATATAGACTTCATGTCTACATTACAAGCCACCATAGACCTGTCTAAGTTTTCGAACAGACAACTATCGAATATTAAAAAATACTACTCATCAGGTTCTGTTTATGGAGAGTCTACGACAAAACTTATCGCTCGTCATTTATGGGATAAGTATGCACCCAAAAAGCACCCTCACATAATAGATTCATGGAGTTACAGGGTTAAAAATTACCCTGCAGACCATATCATATGGACTGAGTTCATAAAAGTGTTAGTGCTATCTAAGTTACTGCCTGAGAATGACGATGAATACAGTAGTAGTAATATACAGCACACCATAGACAAGATAGAGGAGGGTATAAAAAAAGGAGTGGAGTTTTCTTCAGATGTACAAACATTTTATGACGGAGATAATAAAGATTTAAGAGCAATGGTAAAAGCTTTTGTAAAAAAAGCACTGGTGCCAATGCCTGCAGGCAACGAAGGATTAAAACAAGTCAATAAGATAGTATCAGGCGAGACAACAACATGGAGCATAAACTATGTAGAAACAAAAAAATCGAAACATGACCAAGATGTAAACTATCAACAGGTTAATTATCAGTACTGTTGATAAAGTTACACTCACTAACAAATTACTTTTAGGATTAATTTGTTAGAGCATTACTTTTTTTAATATTAAAAGGATTACGATTATGAGTAACAGTATAGCATCAAGTGCAGTTTTAGTAGATTTAAATATATCTGTGTGGACTGCGAGAAAACTAGACAAGACAGTATCAAAAGAAATAGATATTGATAAAAACACTACGACTAAAGCAGGCAACTACAACAAACATTTGTTGGCAGGTGCAGGTGAATTAGAACGTATAACCAAACTATCTACTGAGATAAGAGATTGGCACACTAGGCAGACATTGCCTTGGTCAGACACAGGAACAAGACTACTGCCCATGACTAATTTCTTTGACTACAAGAATCAATTAGCTGAGTACGAAGGTTTGTTTAAAGAACGTGTTGAGTCATTCTTAACTAATTATCCAAAGATAATTACGGTCATGGCTTACCGATTAGGTAAGCTGTTTAATCGAGAAGATTATCCTGATGTAGATGTAATAGCAAAAAGATTTAACTTAAAGCAAACGATAATGCCTGTGCCTGAAGCAGGGGACTTTCGAGTCAATGTAGATACTGACATGAAAGATCAACTAGAGAACGAGTATCAAAAAGCTTATGATGATAGAGTCAATCATGCTATGAATGATGCGTGGTCTAGAGTACACAAGACAGTAGAACATATCGTAGAAAGATTAAGTGGTAATGACAAAAAAATCTTTCGAGATAGCTTAGTAGATAATGCGTTAGACTTGACTCAGTTGTTAACAAAGCTTAATGTTACAAAAGACCCGAGACTAGAACAAGTTAGAGTAAAACTAGAAAAGTCTCTTATGGGTGTGTCACCCTCTGAGTTGAGAGAACACGCAGATTTACGTGCTGACATAGTTCAGAAAGTAAATTCTATTATGGAGAATGTATGAAAATATATGATAAAAACTCTAAATACACTAGCATGTCTAAAAAAGAAAAAGAGCAAGTTTCAGTATTAAAACTTTCTCCTGACAGAAAACACGTCAAAGGTGTTGGTATGAAAGATGGTAGGTTTTTTGTGCTAGTCGAAAAAGCTAAAGACGATGAGTACTTATCGTTTGTATTGAGAAGGCATAGAAAAGAATTACGTAATAAGCCTTCCAACATAGAAGGTAAAATAATTAAAGCAATATTAAAAATGTGTTATAGTTTAAAAGGAAAAACATAATACATGAGTAGATGAAAAAAACCAAAGTCACAGAAAAATGGGTTAAGCAACAAGTAGTTAAAAAGCTTAAAGAACTTAATGCTTATCACTTTTTTCCTGTGGCCAATGGCTATATGAGTTCAGGAGTTCCTGATATTATAGCTTGTTATAAAGGTCACTTCATTGGTATAGAGTGCAAAGCCAATGGAAACAAACCCACAGCACTTCAACAGAAACATCTCCGAGATATATCTAAATCAAATGGTAAAGCGTTGCTTGTTGACGAAACTAATATTAGTATGCTAGAGTCTTTTATTAGAGGTACACATATAGCGAATATAGATGACTAAAAAAATTGATATGGTTAATAAACCTCCTCATTATACAAGTACAAAATGGGAGGTCTTTGATATACTACAAGAATTTTTTATAAAAGATCCGTTGCTTTGGCAGTGTGGTAAATATCTTTTAAGGTGTTTACACAAGGGTAACGTAGCAGAAGACTTAAAAAAAATGATTTGGTATGCCAATAAAAGAATTGAACAAGAGAAGAATAAAGATGAGTGATGATATAGATAGAGCCAACGATGAGATACTGAATAGGTTAAAAGTAACTTTAGGCAGTATAAAAATTGTGGACACTCCTAAGAATAAAACTAACAAATGTTTATGGTGTGAGGAGTTAATGAAAGAAAACGATGGCAGACGATGGTGTTCTTCAGACTGCCGAGATGAACATATAAAATATGCGAACAAAATATAACGTGATCGAAAGAGTTTGTAACATGTGCGGAAAACCCGCTACATTTTTTTATTTAAAATGGTGGTGTGGGCACACACGAGATTTAAAAGGTGTGTGTATTAAAATTTCAAAAACGAGAGGAACCAATTGAACTTACTTACAATAGATTTTGAAACTTATTATGACAAGCAGTATGGTTTAAAAAAATATACAACAGAAGCTTACATACGAGACCCTAAATTTGAAGTTATAGGAGTAGCAGTTAAAGAAAATGATACCCCTACTGTGTGGAAATCAGGAACACACAACGAGATTAAAAGTTTTTTAAACACTTATAATTTTAAAAACTCTTTTACCTTAGGGCACAACATGAGGTTTGATGGCGCTATATTAAGTTGGATTTTTGATATACACCCTTTGGGTTTGTTTGACACTATGGGAATGGCTACGATATTACATGGTTTGACTGAATCTGTATCTCTTAAAAATCTATCACACTTGTATAAT